TCACCACGTTTAACCATTTCGGCAAACACTTGGCCCACTGATTTATAATAGCAATCAATTTCCCTCGCTATATCCTTTTGAGTGTATTCATCACTTAATGATTTAGATAATATCTGTTTTCTTACCTTCTCTTTTATTGATAACGTCATATCAGTCTATCCTGATTAGTAATATATAAATTCATATTCCCACGCTTTTCCAAGTGAACTATTCCACCGTAAACCAGTTTATTTAGCCAGTACCTAGCCGCTTCATGCGTACAGCCTTCTTGCCTGGCAAAGTCTTTTATTCTGTACCAAGTAAAGGGCATTAAATGCGTGTTTACAGTGTGAATATCCATTATTATCCTCTGTGTTTTCTAATATAGTGTTTATTTCAATAGCTCATGGTTTTCATATATGTTGCCGATTACTTCAAAACAACTAAAATAACCGTCTATAGCTACATCCTCTCTTATTAAGCAATCTAAAGAAGAAAACATAAGCTCTGAGCCGTACCCAAAGCGACCTGAATCAAATTTAATAAAAGATATTTCATCAAGCCAGTTATCCCATATCATATGGACAATATCACCCTCATATATCTCTGCCCCGTTCTTGTCCTTTAGTCCTGTAAACTCTTCCCTGATTAGACCTCCGATAGCTGTGTCTGGCTTTGGCATTGGCGGTTCTCCGTAATTTGTATGGCATATTAGATTGCCAATATCACCTGACTCATCTAACTCACGAAGATCTAAATAATAATACCCATCATTTAATGATGTGTTAAATATCTCAAAAGCTATAATTTTTTTTGAGCTTCTATCTCTGCATCTAAATTTAATCTCTCTCATCCTGCGCCCTCTATTAATGCCTTCTCTAAACTCTCAAATTCAAACGACTTACCGTCATTAATCAACAGCCATATATCGTTTCTGTAAACTATCTCGACATCATCATTAAAAAACCTTAGTCTCCCTGCCTTATCATTAATCACAGCATAGTTAAGCGATAGGGCTGGAAGTACATATTTTAGTGAGTTGTCGTTCATGTATTTATATCCGTTTATGGGGCATATAACTTGTTAGCCGTCAAAATCAACATCACTAAATTTTTGCCTTACTTCTGCTTCTGCGTACCAGCCTATTTTCATTTCTCGCTCACATTCTGGGCATTCCCACAATACATCGTCACAAGCATGGCTCGGCAAAACATCGCAATCTAATTCAGTATTTTTATTACAATACGGGCAATCTATATCCATTATCATTCCTCAATTCAGCTAACAATTAAATCAAAGCGGACTCGCTCCTCTCACCGTTTATTAATGCCGTTATGTGTCGTAAATCTCAGTCCAGCAGTAACTTGTTTGATTAGTCTCGTCCAATATGCACTTTAAATCCTCAATAGGCATAGAAATACTGCTTGGCTCTTGATTTGTCTCAACGAAACAAGGCCGATGCTCTCCGCATCCATCACATTTATATTTTCTATTTTCCGTTTCCATTATTTAATCCCCTGACTTTCATTATATTCGCTTTCTTTGCTAGGCCATTTATTCATAGGTCAAACTCTGGTTTAGTCAGAATAGTATCTGTCTGTGCTGCGTAACTTTCTACGCCGCGCATATATTCAACCATCTGCTTATTATTAAAATCACTAGTAACCGCTATGAACGCCATAGATCTTAAAGCCTGCTCATACACTAGGTTGCTGATTAATTCGTCGTATAGCTCTGCAAATTGCTCTGAATCCCTTATTGAGATAGGACAACCAAAGGTGAATTTGCAATAGTTAGTTATTTCGTCTATTGGATAACCAGTTTTCTTTGCTATCTCACCCAGCCACTTATGATATAGACGGTTAATCTGTATTGACCTGGTTGGGCTGTAGGGTCTTGCGTTAAATTCCCATTGACCTTTTGATAAATCTATCTTATCGGCCTTAATCATAAAATTAGCTATATCTTTTTTACTGGTGATTATCATTATTAGCTCTTAATAGATAATTCGTCTAATGCGGCGTTAGTGCCTTCAAATTCTGGTATTTCTTCAGGTTTTTTAGATACCTCTTTCAAGTATTCCCGCAAAACCTCGATAGATAATCTAGCTAATTCTGGTGAAATTGAAGCACCAGACCATTGATAGCCGTTTTGCATAGTTAATAATGATACCGTGTAGCCATTATCCAGAACACGAGCTTTAATATCGCCTTCACCTCTGATTATTTCTAATATTTCTCTTTTCATAATCTATTTACCTTTATTAATCTATAAGACGTATTTTATTAAATATAACTAGATAAAGATAATTGAAAGAATTGATAGGGTATTAATAGAGCTTATGGCAATAAAAAAAGGCCCCGAATATCTGTGGGCCTTTTTATATCTTATATATGTTTAATCATAAATTATGAGTTTAAGTTAGTCCATGATAGAAGGCCCTCGTTCGTTTAATTAGTGTTTATTCACTTTGTGTGATTAAAACAGTATCAATATATCTACATAATATCTAATCAGTGTTTTCTATGGTTAATTAACTTAGTTAATGAGCAATAAAAAGCCACTAAACGGAATTACCCTGAATAGTGGCTTAACAGATACCTGGAAGTATTTCTGTCGAGTGTTGAGTATATCACTTTATTTAAGCCCTAAGCTCTTTTTTATCTCATCCATTGATTTATCCCTTACCTTTTTCTGTGCTTTCAATATCGGCAAAGCCTTTGAGTTATCAATTACCTTGTAAGCTGCTGTTGAATGCTTCCAATCCTCCTTAATGCCTATACAGCACGTCTTAAACTCTGACAATGTTGGAGGCCAGTCACTATCCCACTTATCTATCCCCTGCTTTAACTGCTCTCCTGTTAGCCCAGATAACCCATTAGACCACTCTTGAACAGCTCTATCTTGTATGCCTTCAAGTGGGGCCGTCCATTTAGCAAAGTATCTGGCTTGGAATACCTTGAAAAGCTCAGTTATCCAGTGAATGGGTAAACCCGTTTTCAGCAATGTCTTTGGCTGCGATTTCATCGAGTTTGCTTGTGAATCTTTCAGCTTTAGATTGTTGATTGTTTCTGTTATTGGCTTCATTTTCTTTATTCCGGTTATTCCAAGTTCTTACAGCTGCTTTCCAGTCTTTCATTTTGTTACGGCCTACCATCCAACCATTAGACTCGTAATGACTCATCCATTGGTTAGGTGATACTGTATAACCCTTTTCTCTTATGTAATCACATAACTGCTTAAATTCTGGGGGTTTAAATGCCTTTCTTTTACTATCACTCTTACTATCACTATCATTCTTACTCTTACTCTTACTCTCTGCTACGTTTGCTACCTTTTGCTTGCATTTGCTAGCATTTGCTACCTTTTGCTTGCCTCCCTTAGAACCAGCTATGGCCCGCCTTTCACATGTTTCTGTGTATTTTTCATCATCACGTAAGAACTGATTTTTAAATGGAGTAAACACTAAATCAACAATTCTAGTTAAGCTATATTCTTCATTTAGTTGATACGATTTTATTGCTTTTAACAGTTGCCCTGCTTCTTCATCGCTTAAAGAATCTATTACAGATAAGCTGTCTTTATGAATAATAAATGATTTTCTATTTGACATAATGAGTCCAAAAAAAAGCCCTCTTTGGTGATAGCGTTTGAGCGAAGTAAATAGAAACTTCCACTATCCCGAAAAGGGCTTGTAAACTATTTAATGTATCAGCGGTGCTCAAATCCCGTTATCTGATAGGCTTATTATACTTTAAATTTACAGATAGTTCATTAAATTCATCGGTGTATATCATGGCTTAACCTCTGGTGGTTCAGGTAGTGGCATCCAGTGAGTTACAGCTTCAGTTATGTAAAGCTTGCTCCCTGTATCAACTATCCAAACACCTAGATCAAGATAGGCTCTTAAGCAATGACCTTTTGAACCTGTTATTAACACAATTTCGCTTATGCCTTTGTTGTTAGTTAGCTTATTTGGCAGTCTATCTTTAACACTTATCCATTCACTCATATCTAAAATACCCGTAATGACCTGCAACAGTATCAAACCCATCAGCAGATCTATGTTTATAAGTTAGCTTTTGTTCTTTTCTGATTTGAGCTAAGGAGCAGCATAAAATATTAGCCTTGCCATAAAATGTGGCGTAGCAAATTTGATAACCGTCGAATGTAGCTGGCTTTCCGTTAATTGTGTGCATGTACTTACTCATATCACCTCCAAAACACTCTATAAAGTTCTACAGCCTCATATACAGCTAAACATATAAGGGCTATAGCTATGAACCAGGCTATTAGATTATTCATCATTATAGCTATCTCTCTCTTCTGCCTCTCTATCCGTCCTTTCCTCGTATTCTTCCTCTGTCTCTTCTTCGTCAGGTACATCAGAATCACGGTTAATAGAGTTATAATCCATACTTATATAGTTACTCATTTTCTTGAATCCTCTTTATTAGAATCTGTATGGCAAAATATGCCGCATTCAAAATCTAGGTTTTTCATCGGTCTGCCAGTTGCATTAATAGGCAATTCATCTAAAAATAAACGCTTACCCTTAACCCTAACTAATCTCGCTCCTATTCTCCTACTTTGTTCTGCTCTCTCGTCAAAGATAACGGGGTGCATTTTCCTTACATGGTTCCAATAAGTAGGGCTTGTCGCCTTTACGCACCCGATGCAGTTAGCGTTTGGGTAGCCCATCTTATAAATGTTAGGAAATTCTATTCCTGCTTCAGTTAATATATTAAAACAATCACCCTTAGATAGACCATGCTCAATTAATACAGGTAAAGTGTTTATTCTTTCATGCTCTTGGAAGTTACAAAATCGGCTCTCTTCTCCTTTTGTAAATCCTAATACATGCCAATCAATTTCGTTATCCATTTCAAACTGCTGCCTTGCTACCTTCTTTAATTCAATAGTGCAGGGCGCACCGTTAGGTGCTGACATAAATGAACGTTTATCCCAAACATCTACAGCAGAGCAAGAAGGGTATTTACTGTTTGTTGCTGTTTCAATCTTTACACCTAACCATTTTTCAACATCATGTAAAAACCTTATATTGTCTTTGTCCTCTTCTTTAACTGGATTGTTTACTATTCTTACATTGCAGTTATGGCTGTATTGTTCAATTGTCTTTTTAGATGCCACCGCACTGGCAGCACCACATGAGAACCAAACAACTATTGTTTTCATTTAATCACCCATTCATTTTTGTTAATATGATTAGACTCATACTGCCTGGCCATTCTTAAAAAGCCCGTATCGTCTCTAAACTGAAATACTGCGCCTGTACCATCTATAGCTTTCATATAGACCTCAGCATCATATTCCTTACCCTTAGTAATATCCCTTCCATCTGATTTAGGTATAACGGTTATTCTTTGTCCTATTTCCATAGTGTTCTCCATTAATTGAGTATTAATGATAATGAAGTTAATCAGATATATCTAATGAGTAATCTTTATAGGGTATAAGGAGATTTGATTATGAATGTAATTGGAGAGTTATATACTAGTGGTTAACTATAGGAGAAAACAATGTGCAACTGTAAATCAATGTGCTGGATACCTGATCAAATGACAGATAATGGTCGCTGGCCCATGCCAGATCATCACCCTATTTGTGAAGACTTTAAGCAAAACAGATATATAAGGCTATTTGACGACGAAGGGAATAGCTTTATTGATTTTCCTGAAAAAATGTATGAATTTATGTCTAGCATGGAATTTAAAGAAGGGAATTTCAAACAGGAAGATGTTTATTTAACAACAGATCAATTCAATAAGCTTGACGAGCATACTGGATTTTAAAACATAAGCGAGCCTTGATTGACCCGCCCATGCAAGGAACATATTTCTATACACCTATTTAGCTAGGTTAAGTATAGCACTATACGCCTTATTTGACATTTATAATTATAACACAATAAAAAAGGATTGAACATTGCTGAACAATCCTTTAATATTTACTAATCTGTAACGCATTGGTAGTGCTTGCAGAGAATCAGTACATGTGATACGTATTCTTGCTTCAACAGATTTTCCCGTATTTTACATTACTTGTTCTCTTTAAGTCTACTGCGTTGCTAAATTTTAATTAATTTTGGAGTATTACTGTGGACGATTATAGAATTTTGCAATTCGGAGAAACAATCAAGCATGGGGATGAAATAGATTCTTGCCGTGATGGATGGAGAGACAATCAAAAATGGGAGCCTGCGCCTGAGCATATGATTGGCAAAAAGGCTTCTGACCCAGCATACCCATCACATAGCAAATATAGACGCAAGCTAACCAAGTAGTTAGTTAATAACTAACTAGGAGAATACTGTGGATTTAGACTTAAATATTTACATCAAAGATCATAGAGGGCGTCAGATAGTTCATTACACCTTTACAGATGAGGATTTACTTGAATGGGCAAAAGCTTATATCAAAGATCAATATATGGATACTGAGTGTGAATTGGTATCTGTTACCTTAGTAAAGCCGTAGCTAGTTATTAACTAACTGGTACAACAAATAATTAATTGGAGATTTACTATGACTAACGAATTAACCACAACACAAAAACTAAATAATCTTGTTGATGCACTTGCAGAAGACGCAGATGAAAGCCCGTTTACTCAGGAAGAGTGGGATAGGATTGATAAGGAAAATGTAAAGCTTACCTTTCAAAACAATGAATTACATAAAAAACTTGAATATATACTTGGTTTCGCGTCTGAAATATATGCAGTTGAGCTATTGCAATACCATAACAAAAATTGGCTACAAGATGGGACAGAGCCAGCAAGATTAAGTGAATCAATACAGGAAAAGTTAGAAATAATCATCAGTACCATTAAAAGAATTAAGTAACCCGTGATAACTGGCACGGGTAACCAACAGCACCAGGATAAAAATGCGTGAATAGAAAACAAATTTTAGTTTGTACCTGTTTAGTAGGCGCAGGAATAGTATTTTAAACACTCGTTAACGGACATGGTTAGGGGCTTCAGTCAGCATCCAAGGATTGGTAAAGGCTTGAGTGATAAGTACAGACTAATAAACATAACAGTTAATGATTAGCTGATATTGATACTAGGTGTCCAAAGGCCTACTTAATGTCACCTATTGTCTGAATATATAGTTATAAGCTTACTTAATAGGTCATAAAGACAAGTGATTAGACAGGTGTATTGATAGGTTTAGAATGTAATCTAACAATAGAGAGGAATAAGCATGGAAATACATACAGAAGAAACAAAGAAAACGTTTATTAATGACGAGCTTGAAAATGGATATACGATTGGCATAGTTGTCGATCACATGGATAAAGACGCACCTTTTGAATTTGATATTGATATAGCTGATTTTGGATGGACTAGCAAAGCCGATGTATTAAAGATCAAGAAAATGATCAATAAAGCTTTGTCTATTTTATAACCCCAATAACCGGATAGATAACAATGAAAGCTGAAGAGTTTAATAAATTAATGGCAGAGCTGGAAGGAATAGATGTTAGTGAATGCAAGTTAATCGAAGGCTCGCTTCATCACGACACAAAACATTTTTATTATGTTTATAACTGGTATGAAGACTTAAACCTTCTAATGCCTTTAGCCTGGAAGTATGGGATTTATGTCACTGAAATGTGTGGGGAATTTACAGGCCATTATTACCCAGTAAATGTTAAGAAAAGATATACATCAAAAGATAAAGACCCAATACAAGCCATTAGAGACTGTTTAACAGCAATAGCAAAGGATAAAGATTATGAGTGATGTTACCTGCCCATATTGCGGAGCAGCACAAGAAATAAATCATGATGATGGCTATGGTTACGAAGAAGACATTGATCATGAACAAGATTGTACTGAGTGTTCCAAGACGTTTAAATTCACAACTAGTATCAGCTTTAATTATGAGGCTATTTGTCAAGATGGTGATCATGATATGCAGCCTTTCGGTGAAAAGTGGACTGATATGTATGCGTGTAAAAACTGCAATTACTGCGAAAAAAGAATAGCAAAGGATAAGTGATGGATAAAGCAGAAGCATTAAAAGCATTACAGCATGGCAAAAAACTTACACATCGTTGGTTTACTAGTGAAGAATGGATTGAATCAGTCGACGGTAGAGCAAGCACTTACAGGTTTGAAGACGGCTGTATTTGTAATGATGCAGAGTTTTGGAAGTTCCGTAGTGATGAAAGCTGGGACAATGGATGGAGTATTTTTAATGAAACTGTACTGTAAAGTTTACTGTAAATCAGTCCCCTATATAGCTGCTATCCTGGCACTAGGTTTATGTTGGTTGTTATTTAAAGGGTTTGTTCAGCCGTATTATTTATGGGTTATTGGGTAATTACAATGAATGAAAAAAATATGATAGCCATGCTAGAAAATGATCTAGCTTGTACTAGAGACAAGAATCATTTCTTAACGCTAGAGTCTGCGAGGTTAGAACACCAGTTAATAAATTTAAAGGAAACGGTTAATGATTTTGCGTTATCTCTCTCTATGGCAGGCAAAGAGATTGATAGGTTAGGTGGTGAAGGCAAGTACTATCGTCAGAAAGGATTTAATTATATAGAGAATATAACGACAAACCCAATGAATAATATGAAAATATTATGCTTTTTTGGCTCTCATAAATACCAGTTAACTTACTATGCAAATAGACATGGGATGGCTTTTGGGTACAAATGTACATCATGTGGTAAGTGGGATGCAGGCACTCTTAAATGCGCTAAGGACAAACCAGATGAATAACATGACAGATGAGGAAGCGAAGGGATTTAATTTAGCTTGTGTTGAGTTTATGGGTTATGAGTCTTTTGACATACTTATACTACCTGGAGGTATTTGTGATGCAAAAACATTACTAAGAGCCAAAATCCCAAACTACGCCACCGACAGCAACGACCTTGATCTTGTTATTGAGAAGATGAAATTGGATATTGTTTTTGAGCGAAGCAGTGGATACTGGAAATGTAAAGAATGGCTAAATCTTATTGTTGAAAATGACAAAGACCGCCGCACAGCTATTATCAAATGTATTCAACAGGTATTGAGGGGTAAGGTATGAAAGTAACTATAAACAATATGGCCTTGGAAAGAGTAAAAGAGCATATTTTACAGGCTATTGATTTGCTGCCAGAAATAAAATCTACTGACTCAAAAACAAGAGCAGACAATTTAACGGTTATTAATGGAAGGCTTAAATCTACTTTTGAGTATATAAATTTACTAAGGGATAACAACGGAGAGTGAAATGAAGATTAAAATACTATGGGTTATAGCAGCTGCTATAAATTTTTTAGTAATGATGTTAATAGATTATTCACCTAATCAAACATTTTACGGGTTTATGTTTAACTCTTTCGCTATTTTATTTTTCTATCTGTCATGGATATGTGAAATTCTAGTTAACAAGGAATCAAAATGATGGACAGTAAAGATAAACCAGAGGCTAAGCAACCAGAAGAAGTTTATTTAGCTATTAATGATCCAGATTTAGAGCATAGTCATAGAGCTAATGCTCACTGGTCTGTTAAATACCTCTTAGCTGATACCAGCATAAGTGATGCAGATGTACTGGAAGCCGTTTCATTAGCGTGTGATGATTTAAGAGAGCGACACAAAGCCCAGCTTCAAGAGTTAGAGAAGCAGTTGATTGATTTGTTTGAATGTAAACCATTTAGTTTTAATACTGACACCATTAAAGAAGCATTCAAAGGGGTTGTATGAGTGAGTTGCCAGACAGCCTAAAAGATGTTAATTCAGTTTTGAAGCGAGGTAGAGAGGTGTTAAACGTGATAGAGCCTAAATTAAAACATTGTAATGTTGCCGCTGTAATGTGCAATAAGATTTACACACAAGCCGAACTCCAACAAGAGAAGATGAAACTTATACAGTGGATTTATGACTGCGATTATTTAAACGAAGATGGTGTGAGAGCTTTTGAAACAATGCCAGAATTAAAACAGCGTATAAGCCAAGATGGTGAATAGAGATGAAGAAAACACAGCCAGAAGTCATTCAATATTTTTGTGATAAGTGTAAAAAAGAAATTGTAGGCTCTGATAAAGCAAGCGATTGCAAAGTGGTAATGACATCGGATGGGGTTGATTATAGTGGACATGCTGTGTGGCATGGAACTGGCGGACAGTTCGACCTTTGTTATAACTGCTATGACGAAGTTATTAATATTATTAGGGGCGTGAAGTGATAGATCAACTAAAAGCTGAAGAGATAGCGACAACGCATATAGAAAATTATGTTAAAAAATGCAACGTTAGGAATGAAAAAGAATTGCAAAACGCACTATTAAAAATGTTCAGCGTATGCTCTCAAGCATTGGTATCAACTCAAGGCATTGAAACTACGTTAAATATTTTTGAAGGGACAAAAAACCACATAATTAAAACAAATCCAACTTACTCAAAAGACACGGTTCAATAAGATGCCTATACATGATAGATATTGCCCGAAGTTTTACAGCAAGACAGTACAGAGATGTACTTGCAAACCTACCTACACCAAGTCAGAACTAGACCAGCAAATTGAACAGGCTTGCAGGGAGCAGCGAGAAGCCAGTGCAAAGAAATTTAAAGCAAATGCAGAGGTTTTTGGAATACATCCGAAAATAATAGCCGACTTAATTCTAATGATTAAATCAGCAACTAACACCAGTGAGAGGAAGTGATGGAATACAGCGAATATAAAGAGATATGCAGTATTTTATTTGAAAACTCAAGAGTAGATTTAATTCAAAAAATTACTGAATCAACTGGTTACGGGATGGCATTAAAAATATCAGGGCAAGAGAAAATATTAGTAGAGTGCGTGAGTATTCTCAAAGAGCACGATATTAAGCGCGATTTGCAAAGAGAAATCAAAGATATTTTAGACCAACCATAGCAGGCTAAGAGGTATATATGTACACAATAGAACGTAGAAAGCTAGGCCGATCACTAAAATACTGCATTATTAGAGATGATGGTTCTATATGTGATCTCTTTGATAGAGAAGGTGATGCAATAGCCAGGTTAGACTTTTTAAAACTTATGGGGTGGGCTGGTGAAACAGAAGAAATGCAGAGCATGTAAGGAAAAGTTCTCGTATTTCAATAGTACACAGGTAGTCTGTAGTCCATCCTGCGCTTTAACGCTAGTCAAGCAACAAAAGAGCAAGGAATACGACAAGAAGACCAGAGAGCTTAAGGCTTCTATCAAAACAAAGTCAGATTGGCTCAGGGAGGCTCAAACGGCTGATAACGCATACATCCGTGAGAGAGATCGTGATGAACCATGTATTAGCTGCGGCAGACACCATAACGGCCAGTATCATGCTGGACACTACCTTTCTAGGGGTGCATGTCCAGAATTAAGGTTTCATCCACTGAATAACCATAAACAATGTGCGCCCTGCAATAATCATCTATCAGGGAATCTGGTAAAATATAGGGTCAATCTGATAAAGAAAATAGGACTTGATATGGTTGAGTGGCTAGAAGGGCCGCATGAGCCTCAGAAGTTAAGCGTTGATGATATAAAAGAGATAAAAGAATACTACAAAGAACAGTTGAAGTTATTAAAATAATTGATACCCCATAAGAAATGGTGATTGGACGCATTAAATAAATAAAGGCTTAATAGACACATGAGCATAATGACAAAGAGACAAGATATAGAGGACGCATTCAGATCATTGGTGCGTGTAGCCCTTGCAAGCCTTAATAGCAATGAGAAACAGGTTTGCTTACAATATTTTATCGATATTTTAGTAGATATGCAGGAGAAATCAGAGTGATTAATGATAAAGGCGATATACATATGGAGAATGGATCATCAATAGAGTTTACCAAAGGAGACGGGGATAAGTTTATTGGCCAGCCTGATATACAGGAGAACATGGAGAATCAATCCATGCAAGAGCAGTTAGAGCATGACCCTGATTATATAGCATGGGCCAAGACTCAGGAAATGACTGAAGCCGAGAAAGATCAAATGGCTAAAGACTTAGAAGGCGAAGTATTTTAGATCACCGGAGTTGTTTCCAGCATAGGCGTTGTTTTCTCCGTGGCGTGATCGATAACGGGATTGAGAATTTAAGAATCTAACTTACTATACAGTTTTTCATTAACTTTTTAGATAGAGTTCACCGTTAGGCAGAGCGAAACTGTAGGTGATTTTGAATAAATATAGCAATTGGGTGTAAAGCCCATTCAAATTATGGTGTAGCTCGGTGAATCTGTCGCATTAGACCTTCCCGAGTTGCGCCACCCTTTTTGCCAGCACTATCCAGGCCCCCAGCGTGCCGCAGTGCTGGTTCTTTTATTGGAGAGATAGATGGACATTAAAGAGCTAGAAAAGCCCCTAAATAGGGATAACGTTAAAGAAAGAGGAAATGGAAAATTTAAACTTTCATATATTGAAGGCTGGTTTTCTATATCAGAAGCTAATCGTATATTCGGGTTTGATAGCTGGTATAGAGAAACCGTTTATTGTAAAGAAGTTTGTCGCTACGAGTATGAGGGAAAAAACAAAACTCCTATGTGGAAAGTAGGATATGAGGCATGTGTAAAAGTTACGGTTCATCAGAATAATGGAAGCATTCCAGGAGTTGTTATTCGTGAGGGTACAGGGCATGGCTCTGGTAATGCGCGTGATTTATTTGACTGCATTGAAGGCGCTGCAAAAGAAGCTGAAACCGATGCTATGAAACGCGCATTAATGACGTTTGGTAATCCGTTTGGACTAGCTTTATATGATAAAACACAGGCTAATGTGGCAAGCCAGCAACAAATGGCAATTATGGCTGCAATTGATGCACATCAATCCACAATAACAGCAATAAAGGATGGCATAGCAACAAACGATTTTAAAATTGCGTCAGAGGCTTGGAAAGAGCTTAATGATGATGAGAAAAAGAGTATATGGGTTGCTCCATCTAATGGCGGAGCATTTACAACAGAGGAAAGAAAGATTATGCAATCAACAGAGTTTAGAGAGGCAGGGCTATGAGCAGAGGAATTAATAAAGTAATTTTAGTAGGCACATGCGGTAAAGACCCTGAAACACGGTACATGCCAAGTGGTAAGGCAGTAACTAATATGAGTATTGCTACCAGTAAAACATGGAAAGATAAGAAAACAGGTGAAAAGCAGGAGTCTACAGAGTGGCATAACCTGACTTTCTTTGATCGATTAGGTGAAATAGCTGGCGAGTATTTAAAGAAAGGCTCTCAAATCTATGTTGAAGGCGAGCTAAAGACTGAAAAATGGCAGGATAAGTCCGGCAATGATCGTTATACAACTAAGATAATCTGTAATGAAATGCAGATTTTAGGGAAAAAGGATGATCAATCTAATTCTCCACAACAATCTAAACCAGAAAATACTCCAGCGCCAGCCGCGCCGATAGACGATGATTTTAGCGATGAAATTCCTTTCTAAAATGCTCGGCATTTGCTATTATTACACAAGGAGGTGTAGTTATGAAACTATGCGGAAGATGCAAAGAAGAAAAAGAAGAAAAAGATTTTAATAAAGACAAGTACTCTAAAACGGGCCTGAGAAGTCAATGTAAATTGTGCATGAAGAAGGAAAGAGAAAAATTGTCAGACCACTATAAGGAATGGAGGTCAACACCTGAAAAGCTGGAATGGTACAGGAATTACAGAAAAGGAAGATACCAAATTGACAAACGCAAGGTTAGCGCAAGAAACAAGATAAATTGGGCTGTTTCATCAGGAAAAGTAATAAGGCCTGATTATTGCGAATCATGCAAGCACCATAGAACAACAGAGGCCCACCATGATGATTACTTGAAGCCTTTAAATGTTAGATGGCTTTGCTCTTGTTGTCATAAGCAATGGCATAGAGATAATGGAGAAGGGCTTAACGGTTAGCCTTTTTGATATAGATCAATAAAGAATATGCGGGAGTAACACAACGTAAATGTGAAAGCAAAGGGCATGTCCTTGTTATTAGCGCCTTAGTACGGTTGGTAGTGTGTGGTTCACTAAAGCCATTGTTGCAGGTTCGAGTCCTGCCTCCCGCGCCATATATGCCCTGCCTTTCACTTAACTAGCACTTGGGTTTTAGGCGGGGTATTTTAAATTAGGAGAAGAAGATGATAGCAAAGATAATTAATACTGTTTTCTACACTGTTTGCATCTTACTTATCATAGGCTTATTTGTGGTCTTTGGGAGTAAGGAGGCTAAAGCGTGTGATGACATGAGCGTAAAAGAGTTGCTTAAGACTTATAAGCCCTGTTTAGGTGGATGGTGTAAGCGATGAAACAAGGCAAAAATATTGGTTATCTACGTTACCTAAAAGGTGAGAATTTTAATTATGTAGATGATGGGGGGATAGTTGGGATAGAAAATGGACGCCACACTATTCAGATCATTAAAAGTATAACTAATGATAATGTATTTTCAATTCTAGTTAATAATGAATTAACCACTCAAACAAGAGAAGAGTTAGCAGAATTTTTATGGGCTGCCGCATATCTTTTAGATTCTGAGAAGCGACACGAACCAAAAGGCGAGATAGTAGGAATTAATTATATAAATCATGGTGGTGATCATGAGCTATGAAGAATGGAGCAAAAGAAAGGCCTGGTTTTATACAGGCCTGTTCATTATGCTGTTTTGGGGCTGTGTATTAGTGGCTATTTTTGGTTAGCCGTTATTGTGTCGGCGTACTTATAGCACGTCTTTAAGGCTGTTCTGAGCTTGTCCGCTCTGGAAGCTTCCCGCCTAAGAAAGACTGCATCTTCGGAGAGAAGGCTTGCCCCAGTGGCATTCTTGCAGTCAGTTGAGGTATTTCTGGGCACGTTTGCGCGACTCTTACGCTTCCGCAAGCTGTCAATGTCAGTATTAAGGCTGGCATTAATAGAATTAATCTCATTGAATTGAATTTGTAAATCATCATTAATCGCCTTTTGTTTCTTTTGCTCGTCCGACCTGGCTTCTGCTACCGCTTTATTAATCTGTGTTTCTGTTTCAGCTTTCCACTTGGTGTCTGTAATGCTTACGCCGTAAAAGTAACCGCCAATAGCCATAACAACAGCAGCAGATAGCGTGATAAATGGACTCATTTGTAATTATCCTTACTTCTGGAATAGTGCTCTACGCCGTTAGCAATACCAAAAAACGTGACCAATCCGATTAAGACATTAGATAAATTAAGGCCATCAAGCTTTAATGAAGCAACTAATAACACCAGGATAAAGAATAATATCTTCCTATTTCCTTCTAGCATTATTTTAACCCTTAAAATTTGATTTAGTTACTTCTGATAATTCGTCTTGATTGATGTACCAAAAAGGCTTTCTTCCATCTGGAAATTGCATATGACCTAAGTCACCAGGCCGTGTTGATATATGGGCTATAACTCGATACATATTAAGCATATTAGAATCATCCCACTCTCTAGACCGTCTAGCGCGTAGAAACATAATAAGAGGGAATATTAATACACCTATGATAATACCTAATATTAACTCAATCATCTCCAAACCCCATGCCGCAGTGATTAAAGTGCCAGGGGCTAATCATGTATTTACACATAAATAACGCCAGCTTAAAGCGCCACTCATCCTCTTCATATAAGCCAGATCGTAGTATGTGTTTCAATCTTGCCGTTAGTGTCTTTCGATCATTATCGGCTAACTCCCAAAAGATTATAGAGCTAACCGTATAGTTATGAGGCACATCAATAAAAACAATAAATACAAATACCGCTGCTTTCTGAAATATATTTAGATCATCTCTTGATGAAGCATCATCAACAATTTTAGTTACGGCAATGAAACTAAGCCAGAGAATTAATGTGGATATGATTATGAAATAAATCATTCTATCTACCTCTTAATTAGTGTGATGTTTTTCTACATGATCTGTGATTCGATTATGGGCGAAATCAATTTTTTTCTTTGCATCTATCTGGGCATTATTAAGGGCTAAAATTTGGCTATTCAATTTATCGTTGCAGGTTTCAATTTTGATCTCTATTTTCCTAATAATCATGGTCATAAGATAATATGATAGTGTGCCAAGTGCCGCGAATAGAGCGCCAGTAACGCTAATCGCTACTGTTACCAGTAGATCGTGATTTATCAACACTGTGTCCACTTCTACGCTCCTTTATGACGAGCAATAAAATAATGATTCCACATGCTATTAAAGTAATTCCTATAAGCATCAACGCTACCTACAAATCCTATTGTTAATTGTAAGATAGCAAGGATAAGCATTATGCCGCTAAAATAAGTGGCCTCTATATCGTATAATGATAATACCATGCTAATGGCTAGATTCACCATGATTACAACAGACAGAATAGCTAAAGCGAAGCCTCTGAGATAGATGTAAGCCATTGTAAATCCTGATTGTATGGCCATTTGAAACATATAGAAGGGGGCCATTTGCCTGTAAGTCTCGAAGATAATACCTGTATCTTTATCTAACACTATCTCCTGATAGCCTGTCATTATTAAAAACTCAGCCGCTAATACTATCCATATATGTCTATATATAGTATTTCTAAAGTGGAAAGCTACTAAAAACGAAGCAGTTAATAAAAAATAGTCCGTCATTTCGGCTTATTTCTTGGCTTCTTCTTCTTTGGTTTTCTTGTACCTGCCATTAGATTGTCTCCTGTAAGAACTTTTCCCACTTGAATCCTCTGCCTGGGTCAACCTTTCTGCCAGGTGAAATGTCAGAGTGGCGTTTAACTTCAGTTATATTATATACCGATTTCCAGTGCTTAACTAATTCTACACCAGCCTCCCACTGCTCCTTTTTAATATAATTAGTCTTAATTTCACTAATAAACGAGCCGTAGTCATGGTCGCCTTCTACTAGAAACTCAATACCAAGTGAATCTGTATTAAAACCTCTGGCATGATAAGCCCCCTGCTCTGGCCTCCTACACATCATTACATCACCATAAGGCATAATAAGCGCATGTGCCGATAACCCTAGTTTATCCAAGAAATCTACCGCTAACGTTGGCTCAGGGTCGTTAATGTATTCCCCCATTGCATGAATAACAATTAGCTTAGGGTTATTCTTCTGCGCTCCATGCGGTAAGTGGCGCTCTATTATATTCATATTACAAACCCTGTAGGCGGGCCCATGAATGAATCACCTATTTGCATATAACTGGTATGCACATGAGCATTTGTTATATCTGCTCCAGTATCAACAAAGCCATAAGCTGGCATTCTAAATACATGGTAAGCATCATCTACAGCTGAAATTGAGGGAGTAGATAAATAGTCTTGTAAGGCAATTGTTCCGTCCTGACTATAGACATGCAAGGTAATATTCCCACCATATACATGAGTTAGCTCAAAATAAAGCCATTGCCCATAATAATCTTCTGGACTAAATATCAACGTATAACCAGATGGAATATAACCACTGTTTGCCGTACCGTTTTCACTGATTGGCCCCGTACCATTAGCATCATTAGCTAGGCGTATAAAATGCTGCCCATCTGCGGCACGATTAATAAAGAAAACAGGGCGATTTGTTGCATTACTGGCATCATTCGACATTTCTACCATAAAGAATTTTTGTTCAGCATCACGGATACCATTTATAAACTCAGTGCCAATCCTGATCGCACAACCAACTGACCAATTTCTAGAATCAGCAAGCAATAAAGCTTCTGTATCTTGGACTAGTAATGTGCCCATATCTAAAGATGCAACAGTGCTAGCTACTAAAGTGCTATTGATAAATTGCGGGTTAGCTGCATCCCATGTACCTGTAGTTACATATGTATCATCTGTACCTGAGCCACCAAATTCGGAATCACCACCAGCCCCATCGGGATCAATCTGATTCGCAGCAGAATCATATGAATAACTAAAAACAGGAGTTGCATTCGCAGGTGCTTCAGTAGCAACTCTTCCACGCATACCGGAAGTTACTAATTTATTTCGCCACCAGCTCAAGTGAATGCCCCGATAGCAATAACAGACAAGTTTGCACCTGTAGTTACTTTCCAAGCGCCATTCTTTGATTTAGCACCGATAGGTATTGCAAAAGGCGTTAAATCTGCGCCCACAGTACCCCCTGTATAAACCGTTATAGAAGTGGCATCATCAAGTATCGATATAGCACCAGGCGCAGTAGTAGCCGGAATAACTAAAAGCCCTTCTAATACATCGCCTATTGCACCAATCCCGCCAAGAACTTGCGATACTTGACTTGCTGCAACTGTTTCATAAGTATTGTCATTAATTGGCGTGACTGGATTCATAATAACCTCGAATTGTATAATTATACTAAGCTAAAACCTGCTCATTAACGATGTTTGTTGTTGTGCCTGCATCATTTGTTGCAACCGAAACCGTATTATTAATCATATTAACAGTAACCGCGCCCGCTCTAACATATGCGCCACCTTCTGTTGCAGGATTTACAAACGTATTCCCAACAATGTCAGCCCCATCTGCTGTAGCTGTTATATCCATTGCGATATTGAATCCCGTTGTTGCATTACTGCGTAATTTATTATTTGTAAATATACTATTAGCCTCTTGCGTATAATAGGCAGTGTGGCCAGAGCCAGCTACACCTTCTGTACAATTAACCTTATTTCCATCAACAACAGTTCCAGAGCCTGCGCTAATTAACGAAATACCCCTGACTTGCGGGTTAGTTATTGTATTTCCTGATAAGTTAGTATTGACGCACCCACCAGAGTTAAGACCAATACCCCAACTTCCCTCGATAGACTTGTTGTTATCTAAATCAATGTCCTCTGTAATATTTAAGTTATAACACTGGCGCGTTGCATCACCTGTATTATCAACAGTATTATTAAATATCTTTGAGTCTTTAACTCTTTGAAGATTTACTTGTCCTTGTAAAATAGTGTTGCCGGAAACAGTTGCATTTTTAATTCTGAATGAACCAGTTGAGTTACTAAGATGTATATCGCCAGCATTATCCAAATGACAATTTATTATCTTTATAGTATCAACGTCAGAAGTAGTGTATTCACCAGCGAAATCAATGGCATTATTAACTGTGTCTTTTACTCGACATGTATCAACAGTGATATTTGTCGTTGATTCATCAAGACCGCCAATTAACGCCAGTGTACTGCTCTGACCATCACATGATGAGTTAACAAGCGTCCAGTTATCCACGTTTAAAGATAACGATACTGCTCCGTCTTGGTGAGCCGTTGAGTCGCCCATGTTGTTTGACTCAAAATAACATGCAGTAACAGTACCCCCATACCCTGTACTTAAATGTATTCCATTCCCGCCTGTGTTTATAAACCTGCATCTATCAACAACAGTTCCATCCCCACCAGTATAAACAGCCTCACATAGTGAGTCATGGAGATAGCATCGAGTAATTAACGACCTATGCCCAACTAATCTGATCTCAGCATGATTAACCCAAAAATTAAAGGTACTAGCATATGATGATCTATTACCATCAATTTCTAACCCAATAATAGAGACGTCTGTTGTTGAATCTGATGAGATTATTCTAGTTGAAGTTATAACATGATCGCCAATTGCATAAGAATTAGCTAATGTCGGCCCGTTAGTGGTGATCAGGTTACCTGTTATATCAGTTATGATATAAGCGCCTTGCTCTTGATTTGCCGCTTCTGTAGAACCTGTCCAGCCAACAGTATAGAAACTAATTGACTGATTAACACGAAATCCAGAAGCATCCGCTACCTCTATAACAGGATTAGCAGAACCACTTGATTCTGAAACAGCAAATGTAGTAGCTACTTTATCTATTCGTTTTAGCTTTGCTCCATCACCTAGCCATGTTTGTCCAGTTAATGGCGTTAAAACAGCATCAATTATATACGTCTTCCCTGGCGTAAAAACAACCATCCCACCTATCCCAGCCTTAGTGATAGCTGATTTTACTGCATCTGTGTCAATAGTTACGCCATCGCCTATAGCGCCTTCCATTGCGGGGTCGACAACTCCGTCTGATCCAATAACTGTTACCGGATTTATACCTGTATTTACAACTGTTACAGGATTATGAATTGACATTTTTTTCTCCTAAAACTTGTTTATATTATATATCAAAGTATATAGCCGTTTAATTGTATGGTTATATTCCTTGCAGTTCCTGTAGAACCATCATAAAGAGTTACGTGCTTGTATGAAAAATGCCTATTAGTATCTAAATCTATCATGCACTCAACACCAGCTCCAAGGCTCCTTGTTGCAGAAGTTATACCGCCAGCAGCAACTTTGCCAATCGGCCTGTCTGTTACGGTAGAGGCAGCATTTCTTACATGTAATGTGCTGGTAAAATGCGACCCGCTCCCAACTCCCGTTGTATCATTGTCAGTTTCAATATATAAAATAGCTACTTTAGCCCCTGCCGGAATACCGCTTAGGCTGTATGCTGTCCATGTGTCATTAGTTGTAGCCGAGCTGCTAACTAAAACCGTTGGAGTATCAAGCATAACATGTCTAGCAGTTACTGCCGTTCCCTCTATTTGAAGCTCTGTTCCAGAAGGAAAATCAACGTTTCCACTGACATCCGCTGTAACTGTCTTACTTGCTGCTACTGTGCCTAGTGTTACGTTGTTGTAGCTAAGTTGAGTTGCGTTAGACTCAATATCTACACCATTGATTTGAACAGCGGACGGGGCCGCCAAATTAATTATATTGCATGATAATATTGCTTGATCTACGGTAGTACCTGTTCTATCAATTTGTAGCCATTGTGCGGAAGTTGAAAGCGCATCGTCTGCTACATCAAATATATATGATTCTCCATTAGGGTAGGCTCTCCACGTGGAATTATCAGCAGTTACACCCGTTTCTACTTGTATGACTTGAGGTGCGCCATTCGTTATCGTTATATTGCCAGTAGCCACAGTATCAGCATCAGACCTTAAGAACTGACTGGCAGATAATCCAGCAAAAGCACTATTTAATAATACAAAATTTGTTCCATCATAAAATCCAAATACAGGCCCTATTTGTATATCACCCGTCTCAGGGTCATTGCCATTTAATAGCTTTATATTCAAAGCACCAATAAGATTGAAGTTAATGGTACATGCACCTGTATTGGCTACATCAGCTAAGAAAGAATACATTTGTCCTGTTTTATAAGCGCCAGGGCTTATCGGCAATGAAGCGGCATAAGTATCTGTACCCGCAGCACTAGCCCCTGCATATAATAGAGTGTTATCTATAACATCATCAGCACTAGCGTAGGTTTGCAAGGCACTAGCATTACCTACCCCTGTATGCCTGAATGTTGACATAGGTAGATTTGCTGTGACCGCTGTCTGACCATCCTTAGTTATACACGTTGTTAATGCAGAGGCTATATCAGCTGTTAGCGTGTTCTGAGCCGAACTGTCTATTGTTGTATTGCCAATTGCTGGACTAACTGTAGTCACTGGCAGGATATACACACCTGATCCGTTGAAAGCCATTATTGATTAACCCCTCTGCCCATTTCTTGACTAGATGAGATTATGGCAGACTTTCTCATAATCTCTTCCGCTATTTTTCGTTTCATATTTTCAGGAGGCAAATCTAATGCCTTTGCCAAGTCTTTAGGTTGCAATATTAGTGCTTCAGCCACTTTTTGATACTCTGGCGACTTATCTTTCCCTACCTGCTTTAATATAAAGTTTGCCGCCATTACTGGTCGAGACAATAGGTTAGGCAAGCTTACTTCTATTTCGCTGCTTAAATCGCCTAGACTACCTACTTTACCAGAAGCAAGCTCTTTCCCTTTTTGTTGATTAATTAAGGATTCTCTAACTTTATCAACTGCATTCATTTGCGAAGGGTTTAATACATCATCTATATTTTGATTGCCATTGAATCCAGTGGCCTTTTTCAGCGTCTTTGGCGCGTCCTTCATGGCTCTTAAAAAAGGTAACGGGGCTTCTTTTGTAGCAGGTGTCTCAAGCCCTTCTTTCAAAACTTGCCCTACCTTCATTTGATCTATAGGCTTTGATAACCTTATATTCTCTTTACGCGCAAAATCATAAGCTTTATTGTTCTTACCTATCCAATCAACTAGCTTACCCTGTATTGATTTAGCTGCCTTTTTTTCGGCTCCAACTAACGCAGTATCACCAACTTTTTTAAGATTTGCATCAAGCCCTATCTTAATAAAATGAAGAAATTTAGTGGGGTTTGACTCAAAAGTTATCCCTTCAGCCTTTGCAAGCTTATGAGCAGCAGGAACAGCATCTTTAAGATAAGGATTTTCTAATAAGCCTATTAATTCATCATCTACTTCAACTGGTAATTTCCATGCTTCATTGTAATTTCTTTCTGCTGAAATACGCTTATTGGCTTCAGCTACTTTAAATTTTGTGCCTGTCTGAACCGTGTCAGCCGTTATATCATCTATTATTCCGTCTTCATCAGGGAATAAACGCTTTATCTCATCATCTATATTGTCTATTTGCTTACCAGCAATATCATCTGTTTGACCCGTCATAGTATGCTGATTTCTAAGCATATTGGCTTTTGTAGGAATTGATACTTCGCCAGCTGTATCACCAGCAAGGTCACTCATCTTATCCATACGGCCTTTGGCTTGCATGGCTTTATGAGATTGTATTGCACCACCTGTATATTTAGACTTAGCCAATTCATCTTCAAACCTAGCTATCCTTCCGCCTAGAGCCTTTGGATTGCCTTCTTCGATAGATTCTCTAAATATTCTGCCTAATGCCTGTTGAGCTGTTTCGTCACCTTCAGACATTGACAATGCTCTTGCTATTCTAGCTCTGTCTTCTCCTGCAAGATTTCTCATGTATTTTGCTACATCGGCTTTTATGCCTTTATCAGAAAAAGGCTTTAAAAATTCCGAGCCTGCGCTTTTAATTTTTCCAACGCCACTAATTGCAGCAGGAATAGCAGAACCAAAAGCAAGACCCCATACGGCCTGATTTAGCTTTTCACTTGCAAAGTCGTCACCTGTAACTGGTTGAGTTCCAGCCCCAACAACACCAGCCGCACCACCTGTAGCCATTCTAGCTGGCAATGTTGCTTGTCCACCTGGAACCGCCATAAGACCAAGAGAGACAGGGCTTAATAAGTTACCAGCCATTCTTGACCCATCAAATCCAGATTCGCCTCTATTTTCACGGCCTTGCTGATAATATTGCTCTTCTTTTTTAATTACATCTGATTCACTAGGCAGCTTATTCTGTAGTTGAATTTTCTGTTCCGCAGTTAAAAACTCTGACTTAGGCTGTGTTATTCCGCCTTCTTGCAATACTTGAGATAACCCCTCAACTGGATCACGCATACCACGCATAAACCCACCTTCTCGGGAAGCTTGGATAGCGGGTATTTTTGACTCAGGAATAACAGGCGCAGGCTTACTTACAAGCCTCTTGACGGTAGCTTTTACTATTTCAGGATCGGTTCCATCAGGGAAATCTAAAACTCGACCATCTGATAAGTGCGCCCTCATTCGATTAAGTTTCCTTGTGAATCAAATTTCATAATATTTTCTTCTGTCTTAGGAGGCATGCCAGCCTTTATTCTTTGTTTTGCAAGAAGGTCTAGCACTTCTGTCTTAAAGTCATTAGCTGCTGACATAAACTCTTTCTCTGAAGTCGATTTGTTTAGCCTGTTAATAGCCGCCTCACCCTTTGACCCTTCTATCTCTGTAATCTGGCCTCCACCTTTTAAGTCTTCATAAATTTCCTTAAATGTCTTGCCTTTAATCTGGTCAAACAAAGCGTTAAAGCCTGCTGCATCTGTGCCAGGAATCATTCCACCCATTGCCAGAGGGTTATCCCATACTCCTACCGCATCTTTCATACCTGGATGGTTAATCATTTTATCAATAGAATCTAAAGTAAATCCAGTAGTTGACTCAGCAGAAGGCATATCGACCTCAGCCGTAGCTTGTGACTCGCCAACCACTTTCCCAGAAGCCGCAGCCTTGCTCATTTCTTTTTTAACTTCAGGACTATGAGCAGGTGAAGTAAATTTAGATGCAGCAAGCAAATTAGGGCTAATAGACTCCCCGTCTAATGTTGTTATATTCTGGCCTGGTACACCTCTGGTGTCGATAATTACAGGAACCGTTTTATCGCCTACCGTTATATGGTCTATTCGTGAATAAGCGCCTCTTCCGCTACTGCCCTTTTGTTTTAGCATAGCTAGGGCCACTTTATCCATGCCACTACCCTCTAATTCGGGTGTGGTCATTCCCTGTATTGCACCACGCATAGGATCGGATTCTATTGCTTCCTGTTTAGGCTCGTAATTATAACCGCCTAAATCTTCATCAAATTCGCCTATCTGCTCATTAACTGCATCCTTACCCATAATCGTGTTAAGTACGTCTTCAGCAGCCTTAGACTTCATTTCTGATTTTTCAGCGCTTAATTCTGATTCTTTTGAGTCAACATCTTTTAACTGGCTTCGACTTAATAGTGCTGACGCTAATTTAGTTAACCCCTCGCCTAGACCATAAGGCACAACACGACCGCTAACCATTCTATTTGAATCGCTCTGTTTTAAGTTCTGAGCCTGTAAAGCTTCAATCACTTTGCGTCTACGAGCCTGAGACTCTAGCTCAGATTGAACTTGCTCATATGAGCCTGGTGTTGTAAATGAAGTATATGCCATTATCCGCCTGCCAAATATCCTGCGCCCAAATTAAATAAACCGCCCATTAATGCGTTTCTTCCACTCATTTGTGAATTGTAATCGCCCATTGCATAGTTCCCTGCGGCAGTTGCCGCGCCAGTATAATCTGGCCCAGACACTTGCGGAGCTTGTCCATACGCTTGGAATTGAGGCATATTTACTTGTGATCCCGTACTAAAGGCATTGTATTCATTTAATGGCTGATTTCTTTGAGTTAATGCCTCAGATATATTTTGTCTGCGTGAATCCATACCAGTGGTAAATTCATTCATTGAACCCTGCATTTGATTCTGAAATAAATTAATAGCCTCTGATTCAGTCATGCCTCGGCTTGCCATTTCATTAACAAATTGAGCCTGTGCATCGCTCTGCCTCAATCCATGCTCTTGTGCTGCCTGAGAAGTTGCTGCAATATTAGCCTGCTGTCTTGCGTCTGTTTGCTTGCGGTCTAACTGCTCCATTTCTCTATTATAAGCCTCAGAGCCTTTTGGAATACCTTGAGCTATTAACTGAGCAGATTTTGTATCTCTATCACGACCTATGTCTGTATTAACACGGCTCATCATTGCATCTACTACATCAGAGCGGGTTTTATCATAATCCCCACCCTGATATGTTGGTACATTCCCACCTATACCGGAATAGCTTGGGCCGCCATATTCTGGCGCGCTACCATCAATAGAAAATTTAGAGCCAAATGTGTCTTCCATCTGACCTAAGCCCATTAATCCTAAATCAGCCGACTTTTGCTGTGATTGCTGACCAGTCTCAAATATTCTCTGTTGCTCTGGCGTTAATGTAGTAGTAGCAGTCCATTCATCTGTTAAGAAATCATCTCTATTTGGAGCGCCCCCAAATGATCCATCACTTATAGTAGAGGTTGTTTGCAGTAAGTTTCTGACACCATCAGATAGTCCATTCCACTGTGCCATAGCAGCATCATAGCCTTCTTGGTCAAATCCCTGTTCAAATGTCCTTGACCCTAACGGATTATATTCATTTACGCGATTGGCTTGTGTTTGTTGTCTTGCAAGGTCTAAATTCCCTTGAGCAGTGGCTTCTGCTGCGCCCGTATAATCTGGTGCTTCAGGCAGATCAGGCCCAGATATAAAATCACCAACGCCATCAAATACATTGCTTAGACCTGGGAATATATTGTCGTAAAATGCCATAATTGTTCTCTTTGTGAGTTATGCTAACTGAAGGAGCTGTCTGCGCCAAAGAGTTAAACCTATAATAACCTAAAATTGTAAAAAATCAAATAACGCCACCCGTTTCAAATAAATAATCGCAAGCAGTCCAATGAACTTCTAAGCTATCCGTATTAACTTTAAGCCCACCTGATACACAATAGCCAACATTAGCCGCAGGCGAAGTCCATTTCCTAACGATTTTAAGCCCGCTTGACCATAGCCCTACATCCCATTGAGACACATCCCATGAAGATGATCCTGTAGATGTAAAGCTAGAAACGCCTGTTATTTCATTGTCAGAATAATCAATATCAAATCCTGTTAAAAATGTAATATCACCGTTAACCTGAAGCAGCGGCCTGAACATTTTTATATCTTTTTGTTGAGACTGCATTCCAAAATAGTTAAAGGCAGTTTTCCCAATGGCAACAATTTCATTGCCATCATCATCCGCGCCTGACCATGCCTTTTGAACAACTGTAGATGCACCAAAATACAGCTCATCATTGTACATAGCAAAACACTCACCATCCCAATTCTCAAACTCACACCATGACCTTGTTATGGTGTTCATAACATATTGCTTATGCTGACCACCTTCAGCCACAGGAATATTAAATATTAAGGCTGATTTAAGTGGATGAATAGTACAATCCCACCCAAAATTACTACCATAAGAACCAGCTGATAAATTAAATTCTTTTTCTATCTTATCTGTTAAAGATACCCGTTCATCTATTTTGGCTGTTTTTAATGCTTCACTTAGGGGGTATCCCCCGTTTTGTGTTAATGCTATCAAGTCACCACCAAATTGAATAAACGACCTTCTTCCAAGTGGCTTTCCAAGAAAATAAGTGCCTATCCTTGTCCAATTCGCAGCCGTTGACGGGTCAGTACCACGGTATATAATTGCCTCACCCTGAGAGGTCATAAATACAATGTGGTCATTTTGTCCATCGCCTCCGTCAAATGTCCAAGTAGCAGCCCACATCAAATAGCCGCCCAAATTAGCAAATGATGATAAGTCAAAAGCAGTTAGAGCGCCACCAGCCGCGCCAGCAGCTAAGTATTCAAACTCTAAACTGTTATTTTTAAGAAAAAATAATCTACCATTATATTCGGTAACATTGACCAAATCAGTTAATGTAGCACCAGATAACGCTGGACTAGAAACACCTGTTATAAGCGTCCATGTCGTACCATTATAATAATAGGGCGCATCAACACCATTAACCATGATTAAATAGTTATTAGTTCCATCACCAAAATTAATAGTCTGCCATCTACCATTAGTAACAGTTAATGTTTCTGCTGTGGCAGCGCCAGGTGAGCTTGCATCATATACATCAGTAGAGGTGCAAGCGAACATATTATTAGTGCCATCCATACCATTATAAATAGCTAATGTCTCAGTTGTTCCCGTTATACCTGTAGAATATGCAGAATTACCGCCCCTTAATACACAGTCTGTAGTTGTAGGGAACCAGTTAACTAACTTAATAGCGTCTTGTGGTGGCATTGAAGCAATAGAGTTTTTAGCATTCCAGCCGCCCAATGGTGCAGGAACACTCTGAACTTGAGAAACTTGCGCTCTAGGGCCTTTTGTTCTTATTGGCCGCCTCATACGTTAAAGCTGCCATCTGGCACATATACGCGAGGTTGAGGCGAGTAATTGCCTTCAGACATATTGATATTACGCCTCATTGAATCGCTGGATAATGCTTTTGATACCATTTGTTCATAAGTATTAAAGTCTTCAGCATACTCTAGACCTTTCTCTTTCTTCCATCGCCATCTAAGGCCCATCATTATTATTTTTTCAGGGAAAAGAAATGTATCTGTATCTAAATTAAAATACTGACTGTAGGTTGTGCCATCAGCACCTAATATCCAGTTTTCAGAGATATATTCAAACGCCCATGTATGCCCTGCTGCTGGCACTGGGTTACATAAAAGATTGCCACCTCTAAATCTTGCCTGATAACGTGGGCCAGTAACTTCAATTGCTTTTACTTGTTGCCAGTCAGTAGCGTCAATAACATAAACAGGCAGCCTTAAATCTCTATCCCATATTGTATTATCTTTTATATAAGCAAATCCGTTAGAAGCAATAGTCTGAATAGAGCCTTGATCCTCTGTCGCTATCGTTGTATGGGTTGCCTCATTGGTTAAAGCCTGCCAATCTCCTCTTGTTGCTAGCTCTTGGCCTTCTTCTTCCAATAAAGCTAATGCTTGCAATACTTGCTCATCCGTAGAACCTAGTACAGTTGTTGGAACAGGTATGTTTGTTCGCTTGCAAAAATTCTGGATAAGTTCAAGCATTGCCATGAGTTTACTCCGCTAATTTCTTTCTAAGGGTTTCTTTACTAGTATTCCAGTGAGGTTTTTTTCCAAACTTTTGCTCATATTGGAGCTTTAAAGTATCAATAGATTCGCTACCTTTCTGGACATCGTTTAATCCAATATCTATAATCTCTGGCTCAGGTGTTATATCAGCCATAGTAATAACATTAGTAGGCTCTACATGTGCTGGTTGAGCAGGCGCTTCGCCTGTTTCTAATTGCGCCCTATAAGATTGATTCTTTAATACCAAGCTTTCATTTTGAGTTTTAAGAGCTGCATTTTCTTGCTCTAACGCTGTAACCCTCATTGTTAACGGGCCATGATCGCTTGTTGCTTGCAGCCATGCTTGAGCCTTTTTCTTCAATCCTAATGCACCCATTCCAATACGAGATAATCCTTCGTCATTGGCCTGAGCTAAATCTTCAACTGTGCGAATATTTGCATATAGTAATGATTCGCATTGAGCAGGGCTTAATAATGTCCAGCCTTTAATAGGAATCCCGTCTTCAGGTATCTCATTTCCTTTCTTCCAAGAATCTGCCTTAGCCTGCCATGCTTCAACCCATTTAGGGTTCATGCGGCCATTGCGGGCATTCATTTTGGCCTTGCCTAGCCATGCTTCCAACTCTTCTTCGTGAAGGTCTTTAGAGCCAGGAGGCGTTACTAACGCATAATTAACATCTTTTGATACATAGTGACCAGCTTTAATAGAAGCGTCTCTATCTTCTACTGCGCGTGTCTCAAAAATTACATAAGGTGGTCTTTCTTCTTCTGCTGTCAGCATTATTTTATTCCTGTCTGGAAGTTATTAAAAGAAAGCCCCCGAAGGGGCTAACCTAGTTTAGCGAGGGAACATACATAAAAGTTCATTCGCACTTGCATCACCTGCAAAACCACATACTGCACTTGTAGCTGCCACAATTACATCTAATGTGCCATCACCTGCGCCAGTCGGGGTCATTGGGTCGCCATCTGCACCCGCTGTAAAAGCAATACTTAGTGTAGCTGGGCCTTCAATTTGAATCCAACCAAACTCATTATCACTTAATGTTGCTTGCAATACACCTGCGCCAACTTCATCAGAAGCAGATAAATCGCTTGTTACATCGTTAGCAGCATAACCTGTTGCTGCAACATAATAAGCTACTTCACCTGCAACACCATCAGTTGCCGCTGCTTCTTCAGAATAAGTAATGTATTTATATACTTTACCATCCTGCATTTCTGCAATTGTACCAAGAGTAAATTGCGCTGTTGTATCTACGCGGTCTAATACCACGCCTGCTATAAAGGACATAATAGTCTCCTAATTAGGCTTTAAATACGCCTTGTTGTGCGCGGTTAGAGCATTCTAAGTTACCCATCCACAAAATAGGTGTAATAACACCATCTTGATTGATAGGACGTTGGTCTTCCACAATCTCAAGGTCTGCATCTTTATGAACACAAAGACCAAAATAGTCAGTGTTAATCATATAGCCGTGAGCAGTAGGAATACCAGAGTTACCATCGTGCATAACATCAGCATTCTTATACTTCAAGCTTACAAAGCCGCCTTGAGCCTTATCTGCATCCATATATCGCTTGATTGATACCTGGCTATTTTCATAGAACTGGTAGTAATCATTAGACATAACAATTAAGTCAGGCGCGTCTGAAGGGCCACGATCAAGCTCTAGCCATAAAGGCAGCATGATTTCGTTTTCAATGGTTGTTTCTGAAACAGTTACCGCACCACCGCCCTGTAAAGGAGCCGCAGCAGATTGAACTGTATTACGCCAGAAAGCATTAGCCGCAGTAGTTGAGTTAATACCACCTACTGTGCCTTGACCTGAGTCAGCGATAATAGCCTGAAGACCATTGATCTGATTTGAAGCTGTACCATCAGAATATAAATCACTTGAGAAATTATTGTTATAAGTTCTAAGCGCATTCTTAATACGGCTTTTAGCCAGATTGATGATTTTAGATTCACCGGAGTTAATACGAAGTTCACGACCTGATGCAACTACATTAATTGCAACTTGACGCCATTGGTATTCCGCTGCACTAATTACCTCAGATGCAGAAATATCTAGAATATCCCAATCGCTATAACGTTGGTAGGTTGAGTTTTCAGCGTAATCAAGCGGACAAGCAATTGTTAAGCCGCCATCTTCAGTGCGCTGGTTGCCTTTCTTCATCATATATTTCAGAAAAGCGTTACGGTTAGAAACGTTATCTTTAATTTCTTTCCGATGTTTACGGAAGGTAGTTGATACCAGTTCCGTGAATGTACTATTTGGGGATGCCATAATTTAGCTCCTAATGTGAACGTGATTGAATATCTTTAAATGTCTCTCTCATTGTGTCTTCCATCGTTCCATTAGACGCTGTAGGCGCTTTTTTGGTGTTTCGACCTCTGACATTTGTCTTTGAAGCTTTCTTAGCCTTCGAGACTTCCTGTTTGTTCTTCTCAGCTTCTTTGGCAGCTTTGTCTTGTTGGACGCGCTCCATTTCTTTCTGACGAGTTACAGGATTTGCCCATACTGCTTTTTCATAAGCGCCTTCTAAATCATCACCACTATTTATAAATGCGACAATCTGGTCAGACACTTCATCGAAGTAAGGATGAGCAGGGTCTTCAGCAAAAGCAGTTATACTCTTATTAACCTTTGATACTTCGGCATCATATACCTTTTTCTCATTAGCCTGAATATGACCTTTTAAGCTGTTAAGTTCATTTTGCATGTTTTGTACTACGGGGTCAACTTCTTGACCTTCTTGAGCTGGCCCTAGCGTTACACCATACTCTTGCGCCATTTGCTGAAATGCGGCTTGTTTAGCTTCAGGGGTTCCAGAAGATAGCTTATGATGGGCATTTAACATGAATTGCAATACTTGTGGTGCTGTTGCCCCATTTTGTTGCTCTATATGATCTAGCATAGGCTTAAATGGCTGCAAAGCATCACGCATTGATCTGCCTAGCGTAGAATCTTCTTTATTTAACTCTAAGCCTTCGCGCATTTGAGACTCGCGTAATTCAATATAATCTTGTACTTCAGGCTCTAATGCACTAAATTTTTCGTGCATGTCCTTTTTCCATGACTGAGGGGGCGCTTTAGCTGCAATAGGCTCAGGTGCTTCTTCTTCATTGATTTCTAGCTCACCTGGCTCATCTTCAGGTATTTCTGCTGGCTCATCTTCTTCATACTCAGCTTCTTCTGGTTCCGAGTTAGGAAATAGATCATTCGACATAGTGTCTAATGCTGAATCCATATCAATACCACTATCAGTAGACTCTGTTGATTCTACTGCTTCTGTACCGCTGTCTGCGATTGCTTCTTCACTCATTGTTAGCTCCTCAGCTATTGTCGATCTACACTTAAATCTGCGCCTGCCCTCAACTCCTGCTCTAATGAGCCTTGCTGGTCAGAGGACATATTTCTAATTGTTTTCTCTACTTCTCTGTCAACCTGTAATTCAAGCTTAGCATTTTCATTCTTTACATTTCTTTCTGATTCAGCAACCATACTTGGATCATATTCAACGCAGTTGCTTTCCTTCATATCTTCATTTCTGGCCGCATGATTTGTTATTGTTCGCCCTGTGGTTGGCGATTCATACGGATCAAAAAAACGATTAATAATGTTTGATCTTGGCTTTGTTCTCTGTTTAGGCTCCCCAAACTTCTCTACATATTCACTATAAGGGTAAAGTTTTCCGTCTTCTGAGTTTTGTATATATCTCATTCTTTACTCCTATATGGCTCTGGTGCGCCTTCTATACACCCTGCCTGATTAATGTCACTGGCAATATCTTTCATATGCTGTGCATGTTTATCAAGCATAGATTGCTGTCTACGCTCAGAATCCTTAACAACTGATTTTAGTTTTTCGTTAGCTTCCATTTGATCTGCATCAAGTCTTATTTTATTAATGGCATCCTGCATCTTTATTTTTTCAACTGCTAGTTTCTGCTCAAAATCAAATTTCATCTTATCTGCTGCAAGCTTATTAAATTCAGCATCCAATTGCTTGCCCGCTTTCTCTTGTTCAGCTTTGAATTGCTCAGTTGCTTGCTTTTTCTCCTGCTCAAACTTTTGTCTTTCCTTCTGTAACTTCTGGCCTTCAGCTTGCAGTTTCTTCTGCATTTCCTCTGATTTTGGATCAGCTTGAGGCTTAGGCTCCTGCATTGAATTAATTTGGTCTTCAACATCATCGCCAAATCTAAAGCGCCTTGTGATCTGTATTAGCATAGATTTAGCTGCGCCAAACGGCATAATACCCTGCTGAATAAGTGGGCCAATTCCATTCATAAACTGAGCCATTGCATTCATAAACTCAGCAACCATCTGCTTATCTTCAGTTGCCTCAGCCTCTAATGTTGAATTAGTCTCAATATCAACTTTAAATGATCTAATGTAATCGTCTTGCAAAAACTCAAGTATCTCTTCCCATGAAGGGCTTTGAGCTGATTGAACTAATTTAGGATCAGGCTTAAATGGAGGGGGAGGCGGTACTTGTTGGCCCTGCTGTTGTGCTGCCTGCATTTGAGGGGCCATTTCAGCTATTTTAGCTTTATGTTCCTGCTCCTGCATTTGTAGCATTTGCTGTGCTTTTTGCTTATTCTCAGCACTTGGATAAGGTAATCCGGTCGTTTTAGCCCATGTTTCGGCAGAAAGCTTATTAACCGCTACATCGAGCATAATTCTCAGTGAGTCACGCGCATAGTCCTGAACACGCTTTTGAAGACGCTTAAGACGCATTGTGCCCCAAGATTCTTTAAGTTTTTGTGCGCCTAATGTCTCAGATGCTTTAGTTGATCCACGAATAACATCAGATATACCTGTTATTTCATAAATAACCTGCTTACATGACTCACGAGCTGTATATAACTCTCTTAATACATTAACCAATAGCTCTAATGGCATAAACCAGATAGCTTTACTAAATCCGCCCTCTGCTAAAGCTTGCCCTTTGGTTGTGGGTACTAGCTCATTATCTTCGCCATCCATGATTTCCTCTAATTCATCACCTAAAGCGCCATCATAAGCACCACGTACTTTAATTGCCTTCACTACCTTGTTGATTCGGCCTTGAATAACGTTTAATTCATGCGCTTGATTCTTATAGATTGTATATAAAGCTGTAGGCATTAAATCATTTGCTTTCTCAATAAACTGCATAGGTCGAGGGCAATTAAAGAACCCTGTGATGCCTAATTCATCATCTTGAACTAATAAATACTTATTTTTATCCTGTGGCGAGATATAACGAATCTTTCTATCTTTTTTATCCCATATTTGATAAATAAGTGCGGTTTCTTTATCGCCTATATTATTTTCTGACTCGTCAGTATCGTCGCTGTCTGATTCTTCGCCTTCTGTAAACTCTAATTTATCTGTTTTAAGTGATAAATCATCACATTCATCTTCTGATAAATGAAGCTCATAAGCTACCCACGGCACATCTTCCCATTTAAGGGCGTATCCATAGAAAACACGATCCCATTTCTTTGCATCAAGACAAACAGTCTCATATTCTACTTTCTCAGTAGATTCCGTTTTCTCTTCTTCATTAGCAGGCTCGCCTGAGATCATCGCTTCATATTCAATACATGAAGTGCCTCTACCTGGGAGTAAAGCATCTAATGTTACAGATTGTATTGTATTCTCGAATCTCGCATACCCATCTACATTCGTATCAAGCAGATATTCAAGCATTCGAGTAGCAGATTTTGATCCCGCAACGACTAAAGGACTTTCTTCAGTGGAAAACCGTCTTTTAACGACAGGTCTTGGTGATTGAGAGAATACAGCGGGGAGTAATGTTTCAGTGTTTGAGAAAAGGATATTAAATGGGATAAGCTGTGGATCATCACCATTATATATTTCAAGTATGTCCTGACCGTCTTTAAGATAATCTTTTTCGCGCTTCTGAGCGTCTTTTATCTCATTTAGCCATTTTTGGACAACTGTTTTCGTTTCTTTTTCAGCCATATTAATTCTCTAGAATTTATTGCGCTCTTTACGCTTCTTTTTGAAGTGCTGGTCTCTTATTGTGCCAAAGTTTACATTAACTATGTTACCTGCTGCAAACTTTTCAGCCTGTGACTGCTCGATCTTACCCTTACTAGGTGCAAAGGCTTGATCCAATATGCGACCAAATAACCCGCACACGTCTACTTTATCGTCTTTAAAGTTAGTATTAGGGATAAATTTAACTAACTGAGTTAACAGCTCATCCCCCCATTCAGTATTAGGGATATAAACCTTGCCCAATGAGGCTAAAGCCTGAAATGATCGCGCATTAGCTGCTTTATCGCCAACATGCGGCATCCATTCAATTCTAAAATAGGTATCTGATTCAGACATTTGTTTCTTCAAAAAAGGTTCAACTGCACGTCTTATAACGCCCACCTCTGCCAGCCATACATTAGGTTTATGTCTATTTGCTAACCTTAATTGTTCTTCAATCCATTTATCAGGTGTTGTTTGCCCATGCCACCAATCAGTAAAGTACAAATCATGATCTATATCAAATCCACCTATACCATGTTCTGTTGCATCCCCCGCCCCTTCACTCACCGCATAGTCAGACGCACCATAAATACTTAGAGGCGGCTCATCACCTAAGTTATATCGTTTGAACCACTCACGTTTAAAGAATACACCGGAATCAGGTTGTGGTGTTTGTTGATATAACGAGTTCCAGTTACGATAATCTTTAGATGTTTGAATAGACTTGGTTTCTTCCCAAAACTCTTTATGAAAATAATCAAGCCATAACCATTCGCCTACTTCACGCCCTAATATATCATTCTCACGCGCTTGGGCAGGCAGACAGATAACACGCCACATCTGTTTATCAAATCCCTCAAACTCTCCGCTTTCTCCATTCCAATCATCGGGCAATATGCGGCCACTTAGATCATCTTCATGCCATCTTGTTTGTATAATAACTTGTGCAGAATTAGGCTTTAAACGAGTTAAAAAGTCAGCTCGATACCAATCCCACGTTTCATCACGTACTAATTCAGAATCAGCCTCTTTTCGCCCTTTTACCGGATCATCAATAATACCAAATGATGCACGACGACCTGTAACACCTGAGCCAACACCGCAAGCAAAGTAACTACCGCCTAACTGTGTTTCCCACTCACCTTTTGCTCTTGAATCTTCAGATAAGGTTGTTTCAAATAATTCTGAATAATCACTGCTAGTAACTATATTCCTCACTTTACGACCAAACGCAGTCGCTAACCCTTCACCATAAGAGCCACAAATAATAGATTTAGTAGGGAAACGACCTAAAAAGTAAGACGGGAATTTAACAGATGAATAAGTAGATTTAGCACTACCAGGCGGCATAAAGACCATTAAACGCCTACAACGTCCTTCAATAACATCATCTAAAGCATCACACAGTATTTCATGGTGAGTAGCAGGGGGTTCATCAGGGGATATGTATCGGCAATAGTCACTGAACTTAATACGTGCATTACGCCTCGATTGAAGTATTAACGCTGCTTGTTCTTCAGTGATAACCATATTATAACCTTAGTATATCTGTCAGATACTATTGATAGATAATACCTATTAAAGATATAACTACAATAGAAAAATAATATTAATAGCGAATGATAGTAATTTAAAAAGAGTATATACTAAAGTGAATGTCAGGGAGACACGACCTAATAATGCCATGGTCATTAAATAAAAGGCTAAGTCGGGGGCAGAGGAACCTTCCCAATCTAACTGGTGATGTGCCAGCGATTACAAACCCGTTAGGGCAATACGACACGCATCAATCCTTTCTTTCAAGGGTTACCATACGGTTCCCTTTTTCTTTCTCAGTATATAGTAATACGTTCATCTTAGTTCTTAATAAGAATCATTATCAACAGATTGAAAAATTAGGTAAGAATTGTAAGGTGGTCTCCCCTCCCACACACACCACCCCGCCTGCCTTCACACCACCCCCCATAACCTATTGATTAATAACGGTTTCTTCCTGTTCAGGGTTGATTACCTTCTCTTCTAATAGCCTAGCTCTGGCACGTTCAGCAATAATGTCGGCCAGTTGATCGTCGGTTAGTGACTTAGCTGATTGAGTGTGAGTCACATCAACGTTAAGCTCCTTTGGAATAAACTGACTGAATGCTTTAAGAGTGCCTACTACATCATCCTTGAGTGCTTGTGTGATTAGTTCAGCCATAACAGTCGTTCCATCCTTACTAGCGGTTCCTAGTCCATCTACCGCTTTATTAAGCGAGTTTCTAACCTTATTAAGCAATTGATGCTGCTGTTTACTCATACCACTTGGGTTGCCTGATACACCTTTAGGAAAAGCCACTGATTCCACTCCTTATCATGTTGATTTTCTTAATGATAATACTTCCTATTTAGACTGTCTATTAGTTTAATTAATACGGGTATAAAAACCTTTCATTGTCTTTTCTTTAATTCTTACGCGATACTCTTTACATCAACTAAATAAAGAAACGGGACTATGAAAACAAAAGACTATGTTAAAAAGATGACATTAGATGATATTAGAAATAACTACGGTACTGAATTAAGTGTTACTCATACTGGCGGGAATTGTACTGCGAACTTCCATGAGCTTAATACTAATCAAGATCATCTATACATTGCTGATGATTGTAATGCACTAACTAATGACTTTGAGCAAAATATTAGTGTAGTTGTTCATAACAAAGACGGGGACGAACTTGAATCAGCAGAACTATCTAATCTGTTTGAATTGAATGAATATCTAGGCCGTATATTTTATGTATGGGGTTATTAATGAAAGTCCTTAATCTATATGCAGGTATTGGCGGGAATCGTAAGTATTGGTCTGGTTGTGATGTTACAGCCATTGAATATACACAAAAGATAGCTGATGTTTATAAAGATCAATACCCTCATGATACGGTCATTGTTGGTGATGCGCATCAATACTTATTGGATAATTTCCAGGAATTTGACTTTATATGGTCATCACCTCCTTGTCAGTCACACAGTAGAATGATCCGCTCAGGTAAGAATAGAAAACCTCGTTATCCTGACATGAAACTATATGAAGAGATATTATTTTTAAAACATAACTTTAAAGGGCTATGGATAGTTGAGAATGTTAAGCCATTTTATGAGCTGTTAATACCCGCTCTATCTGTTGGTCGTCATTTATTCTGGTCTAACTTTGAATTTGAAGCGGTAGAAATCAAGCAGCCTAAAGGCTTTATCATGAAAACGAATGTAGCTGGATCAATAGCCCTTAAGGAATGGCTAGGCATTAAATATGAAGGCAATATCTACTATGAAGGCAATCATTGTCCAGCTCAGGTGTTAAGAAATTGCGTACACCCTGATATGGTTAAAAACGTTATACAAAACGCAATAGACTTTAACAATAAAAGGTAACTACTATGCACACTATGATTAATAAACAACTAGCCCCTTACACAGAGTTTCCACGTATTACACGTATTGAAGACTTGGAACCACTTGAAGTTAACCGGGTAGATTACTTAATAGAGTTTCCAGAGATATTCGAGAAGGTTGAGGGTTTTCCAGAATGGTTAGAGTGTGAAGATAGCATTGAAGAAACAGTTGCTAATAACATTGAGGACACTATGAGGTCTATTCATGAGTCATTAGTTTATCAACGCAAATACACTAAATAACACCTATTAACTACTATGAGAGAAAATACTATGAAAGTAAATAACAAAAAAGTATCTGAATTATCTGAAAGCTACATAAACGGAAACATTAACTATGTAAAAGACAAGGTTAAGCGAATTAACAAAGTAGAATTTGTCTTACTGTGTCAAGAAATACGCAACATGAAAGATAATATAGGCCTTGACGAAATAGCTTTTAAATTAACTAATTAAGTTAGTTTCAATTAATACCAATAAAGCCCCTTAATTGGGGCTATTTTATCAGTTATTCTTTATGTTATTAACATTACCACCAAATGCAAAATCAGCTAACAATTGACTAGTATCAATTACTTTTTTCTTCTTCTTAGGTTTTGCCTTAACTGGCTTTGTTATTCTTACCTTAAAATCAATTAATCTTTGATAAACGTGGCTAGATGTTCGCTCAATGAATCCAAATTCATGCTTGTATTGCTTAACTACTTTAATCTCACCACGTTTAACCATTTCGGCAAACACTTGGCCCACTGATTTATAATAGCAATCAATTTCCCTCGCTATATCCTTTTGAGTGTATTCATCACTTAATGATTTAGATAATATCTGTTTTCTTACCT